GCTCATAAGAGTATCAGGAAACATTTCGATGAGTTCTAAGGAGGTGTAAGTCATGATTGTAGCCATTGGAGTTGCCTGCTTTCTGGCAGGCTTGATTGTTGGTATCGGTGGTATTGCCGCTATTGCTATCAAGGCGGCAGGTGATGAGCAGAAAGCGCAGGAGGAAAAGTAACTATGACAGGCAAGGAATACCAGGCATTAGCCATTAGAACTTGTAGCATTCCCTACGATTGCAAGGCTGACCGTCTGTATCATGCAGTGTTCGGTTTGAACAGCGAAGCGGGAGAAGTTGCAGGTATCTTACAGAAGAAATACCAGGGGCATGAAGTGAACCTTGAACACATGGAAAAGGAACTGGGAGATTGTCTCTGGATGATTGCGGAAGCGTGTGACGCACTGGGTACGGACATTGATACGGTCATGCAGATGAACATTGACAAGCTGAAAGCCCGTTACCCAGAGGGCTTTACGGTGGAGAACTCCCTTCATCGTAAGGTAGGCGATATTTAATGAACTTCCACAATATCACGCACGATGATATGAACAACGGTGACGGGTTGAGGGTGGTTCTCTGGGTTGCAGGGTGCGAACACCACTGCAAGAACTGCCAGAACCCTATCACTTGGGATTTCACAGACGGGGTTAAGTTTGACAAAGTAGCTTTCCATGAAATCTGCACGGAGTTGAGCAAGCCTTATATCAGCGGTCTTACCCTTTCCGGGGGTGACCCGCTGCACCCCGTCAATCGTTGTCAGATTTTATGGCTTGTGAAAAAGGGCA